TTGATTAGATTCTTAACTGCCTTCTCATGGTGAAATGGAATCTGAAGATCCGAAATCACTAGATAGCGTTTTTTAGTCATCTTCCTCATCTTCGTAATCGCCGAACCTTTCTGGCTCGACTGGAGATGGCAAGATCCACGCTGGATAAGACTGTGGCTCTGTAATCATAAACAGAGCAATAGACTCAGAGAAGCCAGCTTTCTTTAAGGATTTATAGTATTCGTGCAACCCAATGCAATAAGCATCAAGCTCTGAATAGCCTTGATCTTCTAATGCTCTAGTTGCTCTTCTTGCTTTACTAACCAGCGCACCGAGCCAATAAATGAACCAATAACGGTCGTAGCAGCAACAGCAAGAGCCGCCATGTCCGGCGCAGTCATTATCGTTTAGGTGAGGCATAACCGAACACGCCTGATAAGACAGACCATAGGATTGCTCTGTAGTCAAGGTTGAAATTACTTGCTGACCAAGCTGCAAGGAAAGCGCCTGCTGCAAGGATTGCTGGATTCTTTAGATTCATTATTCTCCGCCTAACATAGGTATTTGATAAAATTGCCCCAGTAAGTCAGCTTCTTTCTTAAAGCTAAAATGTGCATGTTTATTGTGTTTGTTAGCGCCCTTGTACTTCCTTTTAATAAACCTAAACTTTGATGAGTAGATGAACCCATCAAAAATAATGTAATTGATACGCTTCTCGGATCCCTTTTTGCAGGCAAGACGAATTTGATCAACAAGATCGGGCATGAGGTCAGGCTTGGCTTTTCCTGATAGGTCACGATCGATGTCGATGGCACGTACCCAGCCCTGCTCATCTGGAGAATGATCAGACTTACGAGCAGCATGTCTGGAATCACCGATCCAACCATCTGATGCTTTGTCACGACCCATGAAGGCATCATCGATCTGTTCCCTTAGTTGGATCGCAGCTCGGCTTAGCTTTGCTGTCATTATCCTAGAAGGATAGCCACTTCATCAGCTGTAAGCCCAAGACGATCAATACATCTAACCAAAGATCATTATTTGCATCAATAGTTGGCAAGCCATTAACATCAATCTTAGCAGTTTTCAATTCTGCCAATAATTCAGCACCATTAAGATTTGCAGGTTTATCGAATTTTATCATTATGCTCCAATCAAAAATGCTTGAAAGTTGGTTATGAGACTTGAATCGTTATCTCCAGTAAGGTTTAAATTTCCACCGCTTGTTTGTACTGTGAAAATTTCAAGATAATCGCTAACTGCACAATCAATAACTTGAACAAAACTAATAATTGTATTCCAAGAAGCACCACCTATAGGCGCTGTGTAAAGTCCACCAACAGTAGTTCCATTTTTTCTAATGTTTATTGATCGATAACCAGTTGTATTTGCCGCATAAGATAATTGAGTAGATACCCAGTATTTTCCTGCTTTACCACTTGGGATTGTTATGCGTGAATTGTTTGTAACATTGTCGTGATAACCGTTTGAATCAATACTTTCCGTGTTAAAAGTTACTGCTGTTGCTGAACTAGTTGCAATAGTCTGATCTGCTGTCTTTGATAAAACTACGCCTGAAAAACTTGAACCACCTGCTGGAGTTGCCCAAGATGGAATCCCACCTGCAACAGTCAATACTTGACCAGTAGTGCCTATACCTAAACGAGCAGGTGTTGATCCACTCGATGAATAAATTGTGTCACCTGTAGTGGTCATAGGATTTGTCATGCCTGTTGTATCTAAGTTAGCCCAAGCTGAGCCTGTGTAGTAAGTAGTTACATTTGTATCTTTTAGATAGGCAAATTGTCCTTCTTGCGGAGAAGTAATCTCGGCATCACGATTAGCAGCATCGGTAAAGACACCAACGCCCTGCATAAGATAGCCATTTACATCTGCCGCTGTTAAAACCTCACCAGTAGTGAATGTCTTAAATCCTAATCCTGCTGCCATTTATTTCTCCTAGTATGCCAATACGGATGTGTCAAGGATACCGTATAATGTCGAGTCAAGGATGAAGCCATCCAAGACATTTTCCTGTGTTGTAAGCGTTGTTTTCCATGTGTTAGGCGTAATGCTGTGGGCTATGCCTTGACATTGTAAAGTCTTGACAATAGTAGTGCCAGCCACATTGACATTCGTGATTTGCATAGGGTCGAAATAATCTAAGTCCAGTGCAGCTGTAACCCCTGCCCCATAACCTAGAGTTACTAGGTCAAGGGTAATGGTTTCAATTCTCAAAGTTGTATCTTTACGAGATGCCACAAAATTAGAAGCAAGATCCAGAGCCTCGGCATCTGTCTGCATAAGCATGTCATTAGCTGTAATGCTGTGAAGGAAGAATTTATCAATAGAGTCTTGATTTGAGGCAGTCTGAGTAGTACCGCCTGTGCGTGTGACAGAGGCTTGATTGACTATCGTCTTATCATCTAGGGCAAAGGTAATGCCAGCGTACGGAATGTCTGTAGATCCAGTTGCATTAGAAAATACCGTAGGTGTGTCAGCAGGTGAGGTATAGACAAAATCACGAGACTTAAAGACTGCGTTGCCAGCCTTGTCAAAGTAAAAGGCTCCCTGCTCTGTAAATGTCACAGTCTCAATGGCTGACAAAGCTGAGCGTGTGGTCGCTGGATCTGCCTGACATAGCGTGTCACCTGTCATTATTGACCTAGCACTTGAAGGCCAGCCAATAGCATCAAGGATCTTATCTACGCGTGTGCCAGTGTTTTGCCCTGCTGTAGCACCTGTGACGGTGGTCACATTAGAGTTAAAAACTAATCTAAAGGCATCTGAGCAAATTAGATCGACATAACCTAATTCTTGATCAGTAGGGTAAGTATAAAGATATTCCTGAATGTAACCTTTGAAGATTGGATAGATAGTGCCTAGATAGTCTGTTTCAATAATGATTGAGCGTAAAGGTACAAGATTGGGATACAGACTGCTCGCAGTGTTTTGCGGATTCCACTCACCTGTTTGATCAAGGATTCGGACTGTTGCTGTACCTGCTAAATATTTATCCTGAAATAGATTGCGTTGCTTCCGTGTGTCAATCTTTGTAACCTGATTAGACACATCAATAATGATTTGACCAGCTTCTCCCAGTGGGCTGAAATCAAGCTCGGAAGTATCTAGGATAAATGGGGTAGCAAAAGATGCTCCACCCACTACAGAAGTACCGCCCATAGAGCCACCCATGCCATAAGATGATGGAGTTGCGTTAGTGCCAATAGTATCTACACTAATTTTGTTTTCAATTCTGGCTCTTGCATCGGCTAATGCCTTCATGCGATCTTCAAGATCACCTTGAATCTTGCGTTCTATCTTAGACTTAGACTCTGACAGTAAATCGGCTGTGGCCTGTTGCTGTGGAGTAAAGAAAGCAGATGCATCTGTCATAGGCTTGATCATGGCTAATTGTGATAACTCGTAAGCCATGCGCTGAATAGTCAATAACCAGCCAGAAAAAGGATTTTGAACATCATTAAGCCCCACCATGTCAGTGCGAAGTGCAGCTAACTTCTGAGCATTAGCCACCATGCTATTTGCTAACTTAGCAGCGGCACTAATGTTTTCTTCATTGATGGCAGCTTCTAAATCATAGATGTCTTTCTTGAGGGCAACCCGTACTCGTTCTTCCTCTGTTAATTTACCCTGTGCGGCAGCAGCTAACTGGATGCCTTCTTCATCAAAGACTTTCTGACCTTGAGCAAGAACTAAGGCAGCTTTGTCTAAAATCTCTTGCTTTTTCTTTTCGGCTGCGATCTTGCGTTGAGTATCTAGTAATTTCTTTTGTGCAGCTAACTGAGATTTAGATAATCTATCGGCTTTATTGTCAATAGCAAGAATTTGCTCTCTGGCTCTGTGTTCATTCTTGTTGTATTCAATTCTCTCGCGATAAGCCTTTCCCATTCGAGTAAATACATTAAATCTTCCTATGTCATCAAAAACTGCGCCTATGGCTTTTCCTAAGATTGGAATCTGTTTTAATTCATTCAAAAACAATGAAAAGCCAATAAATGTATCTGAAATAGCAACTGCAAGTTTT